TTTATAGTTTGTTTATTTATATTTTTTTTATTTCTAGTATATTTTTTATTTATTACTGGTTTCATTTCGGCCAAAGAAATTAATTTATTATATAAATCATCGGGCATGATTTCATCAGCACGCATTATTTCATCAGCACGCATGATTTCATCAGCACGCATTATTTCATCAGCACGCATTATTTCATCATCATTTTGTTCATTATTATCATTTTGTTTATAGCAAGTATCATTTATGGTATATAAATACAAAGCTGGAAACCCTAAATTTTTATAATGATCACTTACCTTATCTCCTGAATTGGATTTATTTCCCTTGCCAGTATTTGCCTTGCTAGTATTTGCCTTGCTAGTATTTGCTCCGCCAGTATTTGCTCCGCCAGTATTTGCTCCGCCAGTATTTGCTCCGCCTGTATCTGCTCCGCCTGTATAAAGCATAGACATATTTGCATAATAACCCTTATCCGTCATAATCATATCATTTTTAGTAAATAAAGAATCGTTGGTAGAGAGAATATCAGTCATATATATATATTTATTTATAACATAATTCTAATTATTTATAAATGTATAATTAATTATTTGCGTAAAATCTTTTAATATCAGGAATAATTTTAGAATTTCTACTTTCTTTAATATAGTTCATGATGAGTTTTACCTGTTCTGGATTTTTAATGCACTTTCCTAAACACTCGTCAACATATTTTAAGGTAAGTGGATTTGTTTGTTTCACCATAGTAAATTTAAGTTTTCCATCGGATAGTTTAACAACAGAATTTTGTAAATTATGTGCATCTACATATTTTATGATTCCGTCTTCTAAATTATTTTTATCCTCGCGTAGTTGTTTCGTTTTATCGTGTAATGAACGCAATTGATTATCTAAAGAAACCCATTTTTGAATATTTTCTTCAAAACTCATTTTTATAACATATACGGAAATTATTATTTATTGTAATAAAATTTATTGTAATAAAATTTATTGTAATACTATTTATATTTAATAGTTTAAATATAAATTCAGTTTAATAAAAATATAACTAATTATGGTTTAAAACATTTTTCTAATTCCTTTAAATCCGCTTTTAACCTTATTTCCTAAACTTTTAACGCCACTCTTAGCCGTGCGGTTACGTTGAAAATATTTCTGCAGACCAAACAAACCAAACGGCAATATAGCAGTGCTTAACACGCCGCCACCATGTTTACGAGTCTTTCGCGTCTTTTTCATGTGTCGGCATTTTTTCGTGTGTCTGTGCTTTCGGCGACTTTTACGTCCACCTGCTTGGTTCTCTAATGAAAGAGTCATTTTACCTGCATCATCAGTTATTTCATGTAAATCGCCAAGGTTTACATCCCCTGCACCATGAGGACGCACTTCACTATCACCGCTTCCGCCTCCTCTTTTCATCCGATGTCTACGAGAACCATGTTTAACCATCTTTATACTATATTAAAAGAAAATATATATAATAAACTTTATACTTGTTATACTTTATACTTGTTATACTTTATACTTGTAAACTTTATACTTGTTATACTTTATACTTGTTATATTAGAATTATTCCTTTTTTATAAAAAAAGATTTATTCCTAAAGAGAAGAATAAAAATCCCTAAATGTAATAAAAAACTTATTAATACAAATAATAATGATAAATATAAATATGGATATATTTGTAATAATACTAAATCTATTAAAGGTGACAATAAATTTTTTAATTCTCTTTTTACATCATCACGTTTTAAAACGAGTAAACATTCATTAATAATTGTTTCTTTAATCATAGTTGTATATGTAATAAAAATAAATTTTTTTGCGTGTTATTCCTTTCTTAATTTTCTATATTATTTCTAATGGATATATTTAAACCAACTCAAGAATTTGAATTTAATAAAATTACTTTAGGAAATCCTCTCCCGATTCAGGGTGGCGCGTTTTTCTCAAAAGTAATTTTTTCTGATAAGGAAAAGGAACTGTTTATACAATTACCAAAATGTACAACAAAACAATCAATCATCACCACTAAACGAGGAAAATATTGCGATTTAATGTATACTCGTGATCAGAATGAAACTTTTTTTAACTGGTTAGAAAAATTAGAAACTGTTTTTCATGACCTAATAGATAAAAATAAAAATTTATGGTTTACTGGAGATTATTCAAAAGATGATATTGAAAATATGATGTCGCCTATAACTCGCATGTATAAATCAGGAGCATATACCTTAATTCGTGTCTACATAAATTCAAATAAACATACTGGCGAAGATAAATGTTCTGTATATAACGAGGACGAAGTTAATATAGATATGAATACAATTGTGCCTGAGACAAATATTATACCTTTGGTCTTAATTGATGGTGTTAAATTTACCTCTAGAAGTTTTGAATTGGATATTAAGTTATCTCAATTAATGGTTCTTAAAGAACCTGTTAATACATTTAAAAAATGTCTTATCCGCATGTCCGATGATGTAGAAAATAATCAACTAAATGTGCCGTCTTTAGATGCTAAGGCTGTTAATGAGGTTAAGGCTGTTAATGAGGTTAAGGCTGTTAATGAGGTTAAGGCTGTTAATGAGGTTAAGGAATTCAAAGAAGTTATTTTAGATAGTCAGATCGAAAGTGAGGGTGAGGGCGATGAGGATAAAGAGCTTGTTGCTAATGCTAATGCTCTTGCTCTTGCTGTGCCTGTGCCTGCTCTTGCTAGTGCTAATGCTAGTGCTAATGCTCTTGCTAGTGCTAATGCTCTTGCTAGTGCTAGTGCTCTTGCTAGTGCTCTTGCTGTGCCTGTGCCTGCTCTTGTTAGTGCTAGTGCTGTGAAAAAATACAATGCTGACTTAGAAGAAGTTAATTTAGAAAATAGTATAGAAGAAAATAATCTAGAAAGAATAAAATTGAAAAAGCCAAATGAAGTCTATTATGATATTTATAGGTCAGCAAGAGACAAGGCAAAAAATATGAGAAAATTGGCAATTCAAGCATACCTTGAAGCAAAAGAAATCAAGACAAAATATATATTAGAAGATATTGATATTTCTGATGACGACGAAGAAAATGAATATAAACTTTAGAAATATTAATCTTTCTAATTTAGAAAATTTATAAAGATTATTATTAAATAATAATTAATTATACTCATTTTGATAAAAATATTTTATCATGTTTTTAATATAATGAGTATAATCAAAGATTTACAGAAGAACATTAAAACGCATCATTTTTTGGCCCTCCTCGGATTTGTTATTTTAGCATATGCCGTATTTCAATATTCTGGCCGAAAGGGCAGTATGGCGGACGGCTTTAGCGGAAACGCATCTAATGGTCAGAAAGCCTCTATGAATAAACCTACTATGGATAATGTGGCTCAACCGGCTGAACCTGCTGGTCAAAATGAGGTCTACTCCTCAGTAACCGGCATTTCTACATCCTCGCAAGGTCTGCCTCCCAGCTGTATGAAGGGTGGCAGTGTGGTTGACCCTTCGGAACTGTTGCCTTTAGATAAAAATAGCCAATGGGCCCAACTTAATCCCTCCGGCAGCAACGATTTTAAGAATGTTAATTTATTAAAGGCGGGCTACCATGCCGGCATTGATACGGTCGGCAGTTCCCTCCGAAACGCAAATCTTCAGGTTCGCTCTGAACCGCCTAACCCCACCAGCAAAGTGAGCCCCTGGATGAATACCACCATTGAGCCCGACTTGATGCGCATGCCTTTAGAAATCGGTTGCGGTCCTCAGTAAAGTTTAGACCTCAGTAAAGTTTAGATATGAATAAAAAAATATAAATTGTATATTTTTTTATTGAATTATTACATTATATTACATCACAACGCACGGTTGGTATGGTCTATAGTTAAACGCATTATCTGATAACTGATTCCACCTCCATTCATTCTCGGCAACTAACGCATTATTATTTATTTGAAACGCATTAAGTATATTCAATAAATTTTCACTCTGTATAATTGCTTGAGTCATCATCATATTATTTGTAAATTCGTCAAACTTTTCTTTTAACTCTCCAGTAAAATTTTTATTGTATAGTTCCTTCATCTTATTTGAATAATTCAGATCCATGCGTGCCCAATATTCAGGTGTGTTATTCATTCTAGGTAAGTAGTAATATACATTTTATAGTGTATTTAGAACAGAATCAATTTTTTGTAGAATAGAATAATAAATATTAATATATATTAATGAAAATAAATATTATTGGTTACGCATTAATCGTATTATTATTTTATATTTGTGTTAAAATATACCAAGAATCTGATGCATTTAATTTAAAATGTATTATTTCAGACGTAGATGGTAAAAAATATTGTGTAAGAGAACGCAGTAAATTGACATTGGCCGCGGATAGATTAGCCACAGTGAATCAAAAATTAGCCAAATTGGTTGATCATTGTAAAAAAGAGTTTCCCGAGAGAGAAAATGTCATGCGTTTAGTAGAGGGATTTAATCCTAAAAAAATATCTGAGACATTGCCGACCAGCGAATTTACGGCTTACAGTGAGAATAAAGGCGAGAAATTGGCTTTTTGTTTAAATACAGAGAAAAATGGGAATAATTTAATTGACCCCAACACCTTAACGTTTGTGGCCATTCACGAATTAGCTCATATTGCGACTAAAAGTATCGGCCATAAAGATGAATTTTGGAGCAATTTTAAATTTCTTTTAGGTGAAGCAATCAAAATCAACATCTATAATCAAACCGATTATAAGAAAAAACCTGTCCGTTATTGCGGTATGACTATAACTGATAATCCGTATTATGATTTTTAGATATATTTTTTTGATTATATTTTATAGCTATAAAGTATAATTAGATGGACTTGATTTTAATTTCAACAATCTATATCACCTTGCTTTTTTTCATCAGTGGATTTCATAAAATAAAAGATTTCATGAACGTTGTTAAAGGGTTTATGTCTAAAACTGCTCTTCCCTTGCTCCTTGCTAAACTAATTATTAGTGGTGTGATATTATTAGAAATCATTGCGCCATTGATTATAGCTCTTTATTCCTATAATGCTAATCCTAAGTTATATACATACACCAAATTATCTCTTTTAGGCTTAATTGTATTTACAATTTTAGCTACCTTACTCTATCATTTTCCGCCTTTTGGGACAAATTATTATTCTTTTATGTCTAATCTCTCAACGCTGGGTGGTTTGCTTTTACTTTATCAACACTTTTTTATTTAATGTGAGTATCTATAATAATAAAATTGAAAATAATTATTATAATATATCTTATATAACCCTTAATAACTATGATTGAACCAATGCGATTTTTAAAATGGGGAGGTCCAGAAGGACTTGAGACTTATATAATAGAACAAACTGGGTGTAAACCTTATAGTGGTGCTGGAATTAATCCAAGAATTGAAAAAAAAACAACATTATTAAAATCAGTTGATGATACATATTATTATGCCGATGATATGAGTGATATAATAAACCCAAAATATACATTATTTGGGCACAATGGAGACCAATCAGAAAATGAGAAAAGATTTAACGAACCATTATTAAATAAAAACAAAACTG